TGGCGGGCAGCAGATACAGGTAAACATAGACCTTTCAGGCTCGTGATACACACAGCGAGAGAAAGACACATGGGAGGGGGGGTAGGGTAAAAACAGGTACGGCCCCCCTGTAATACCCCCACCACCATAGACAAAATGCAGGGAAAAAAGAGCCACTGTGCTTCACCACCAACCCAGACAAAACTTCTGAAATAAGTCGTTGTTGTTCAGACAGGTTGAAAGCACGAAGTGCAGCCTAATTGTAAACAGACAGCTTGAAATGAGCTAAGAACTGGGCTTAATTATAACGGCATGCTGAGAATGCTAAGAGGGGAAACTGCCATGACCTTTTTCAAAAGAGATACACCTGTGCCGGAGCGCACGGTTCAGCCAATTCACGCGCCTGTTAATCGTCCTGCTGAGAGGGGATCGCGTTCTGTTGCTGGGTATCAGTTTGTGGAGTCTGTGAAGAAGCAGATACGCCCCAAATCTGGTCGAGAGTTGGATCGATCGCCTAACGGTGTTTTGTTTAAGATGAAGACCGGATGGTTTGATGAGGACGGGTATTGGTGTGTGTGGAACGGAAAGCCTGGGGGTACGTCGATTGTGTACCGTAATTGCCCGCGCAAGATCAGTTTGATGATGTCGCCTGACGAGAAGAAGATGTTGGGGCGCGCGCGTAATAAATCCAAGAAGAATGGGCGTCGGGAATGAGCGGCGATATTCTTTTTTTCCCCAGCAAGAAGCCCGAAGTAGATACGCCGGATGCCGGAAGCGTTTATGGCGCTGCACGCAGACTTGGGTTGGTTGATGTTGTGGTTTGCGGCATGGATGAGCATGGCGATTTTTTCGTTGTGCATAATGGCAATGGCGATGAGTTATTGGAAATGGCGTGTGAAGAAGCTTGAGGATTTCTTAGATGATTAAGCACGGAAATATAACGCTGGGAAAGCAGATGATCCGCGCAAGCGGTCGGACGCTGAATTTCATGGATCAGTTTGATCTGGTCGAGGTTCCGGCTCTTGAGGACAATTTGTTTGTCTTTGCCAACAAGCAGGGAAAGGTGATTAAAAAGCTGACCTGCGATGAGTTTGAAAAGGGCGCAATGCCGCACCCAGATACCGCTGTCGCGTTTTGCGGGACAAACACATTCGATGTGTTTTCTAGGTTCTTCCCGCTGGCGATGAAGTCAATCCACAGCGGGTTGATGTCGGGCCTAAAGAACACGATCCACTGATGGAATTCAAATATAAGCCGGACGGCGATGAAATCATCAAATTCATGAAGTCCGAAGCTTTCGTGCGCGGCTTGCAGGGTCCGATTGGGTCCGGCAAGTCCGTTGCATGTGTTGTTGAATCCCTCAAACAAGCTTTGCAGCAGCAAAAGTCGGTGGATCAGAAAGGCAAAGAGGGAAAGCGCAAATTCCGTCTTGGTGTTATTCGAAACACAACACCCCAGCTTGAAACAACGACAGTGAAAACATGGCTGGAATGGCTACCGGAGGAAAACTTCGGACGGATGCGCTGGCGCGCCCCATTTCGGCAAACTCTTGAGTTCGGTGATGTCGAAGGCGAGGTCTGGTTCTTGGCCCTTGATCGGGAGGAGGACGTTCGGAAACTTCTCAGCTTCGAGTTCACAATGATCTGGATCAATGAGGCCCGCGAATTACCTCTCAGCGTGATTACGGCGGCAATTTCGCGCGTCGGTCGGTATCCCCGCATTATGGACGGTGGGCCAACCAATGCTTGTGTCATTATGGACACAAACGCGCCGCCAGATGATCACTGGTGGGCAATTATGTCCGGTCAAAGCCCCGTTCCCGATTGGATGTCCGAAGAAGACCGCCTGACAATGGAAAAACCAAACAATTGGGAGTTTTTCACGCAGCCGCCAGCGGTTCTGGATATTCTGGACAATGAAAAGAAGCTGACGGGCTATGAATTAAACCCGAACAGGGAAAACGCCAAATGGCAGCTTGGCAGCTATTACACGAACTTGATCCAAGGTCAGACCCGTGAATGGATACAAAACATGCTGCAAAACAAGGTCGGCCGCATTTTCGGTGGCAGACCTGTCTACAGCGGCTTTGTCGAGGGAACCCATGTCAGTGAAGTGCTGGAAGTGGCGAAAGGCCATGAAATCCATATCGGCGTGGACTTCGGACTGACGCCAGCGGCGGCATTTCTGCAAGATGTGCGCGGGCAGGTTCGGTGCATCGATGAGCTGGTGGCGAAGGATATGGCGGCAACAGAGTTTGCCAAAAACCTAAGCAAGAAGATCGCAGCGGAATACCCCGACTATAAAATCATCATGACGGGCGATCCGGCTGGTGATCAGCGCGCACAGACGGATGAAGTCACGCCGTTCCAGATTTTCAAAGCAGCGGGCTTGGATATTCAGCCAGCATACACAAACGATCCCGTTATTCGGGTGGGTGGCATTCAGACGCAAATGAACACGATGGTTGATGGGCGCGCCGGCTACATTGTTTCTTCTCGCTGCAAATACCTCGTAGATGCTAAGCGCGGCGGGTATTGCTACAACAAACAGGGCGACATGATCGATAAACACTCGATTTACAGCCACGTTTCAGACGCAGAGCAATATGCGGTTCTGCGCATGGGGTACGGAAAGAAGCTGGTCGGCCGAAACACAAACGCGCCGACTTCCATTCAAGCCAACACGAAGCGCAATTTATTCGCCAGAAACAACATTTCGGGAAGAAAACCGAGAAAAGCGAGTGAAATTCTGTCTTGGGGCCGTCGTTCTTGACCGTTTACAAGAAAAAGCAGACGATCTGCGTGAAATTTACTCAAAAAAGGTGAGAAAAATGTGTGATCCAATTTCAGCAATCGTAATCGGAGGAGCGCTTGGTATAGGGGCGGCAAGTGTGAAGAACGCAGACAAGGCCCAAAAAGCCCAAGCCAAAGTGCAAAAGCAAATCATCGCTCAGAACACGAAACAAACGCAGAATGCTGCGCGTGTTGCCAGCCAAGATACAATTTCCGCACGCCAAAAAAGCTATGACACGCGGCGTCGCACTATGTCAGGAACAGCCTCAACAGCTGGACTGACAGGCATGACTTCTTCGCGTTCTTTCTTCTCAGCAGTATAGGAATCCATCATGGACCCGAAAGAACTCAGCAAACGGTTTCAGAAATCTCAAGCCGAGCGCCAAAGGTACGAGGGTCTTTTTGATGATTGTATTAGGCTCACGCAACCCGCGCGCAAACGCTTCAATCAAACAATGGGGCCTGACAACGCCGAAGACATCTTCGATGAAACGGGCGCAAACGCGGTTGATGAATTTGTGAGCCGGATGCAGGCGGGCTTGATGCCCGCTTTCACCAACTTTGTATCGCTCGAAGCCGACAGCAGCATTCCTGCCAAGGACCGCAAAGCAATCAACACTGATCTGGATCAAATCACCGAATATATGTTCGAGGAAATCTGGCGATCCAATCTGGCGCAGGAAACGGCAGAAGCCTTCACAGACCTTTCGATGTCTACGGGATGCTTGCTGCATGAAGAAGGGCGGCGCGGCGGGGCAAGCGCGTTTCACCACAAAGCCATTCCGATCACAGACTTTACGATTGAGCGCGGGCCAGATGATATGCTGGGCGGCGTGTATCGCGTAAACAGTGTTCGGGCTGATCAAATTGAATTCAGCTATCCGAACTTCGTTAATAAGGGCGCGCTGAAACAGATTGTCTTGCGAGAGCAGGATAAGATGGTTGATCTGATTGAGTGGACGGGGGTCGATTACAAAAAAGGCCCGTATAACTACCGCCACATCGTCATGACGAAGGATAAGTCCGAGATCATCATTGATCGTGCATTGAAGGGGCGCGGGTCAAACCCGTTCCACACATTCCGCTGGTCAACAGCGGCGGGCGAGACATGGGGCCGTGGGCCGCTATTGCGGGCGATGGGCGCGATACGCACCACAAACCTCATGGTGGAAATGGTTCTGGAAAACGCCGCGATGAACATCGTGGGAATCTACCAAAGCGACAGCGATGCGACGATCAACGCTGACGTGGTAAACCTTTTGCCCGGAACGATTATGAACATCGAGCCAGGATCACGCGGCTTGCAGCAGGTCAACACGGCCGGCGGCAATTTCAACATGCGTGATATTGTGCTGAATGATCAGCGGATGAACATCAAGCGCGCGCTTTACAACGATATGCTTGCTGATCCGAACAAAACACCTGCTTCTGCGACGGAAGTTGCCGAAAGAATGGCTGATCTAGCCTATCGCACGTCCGCAGGGTTCAGCCGCGTGTTCTATGAGTTCATCCAGCCCTACACGGAACGGTGTTTGCATATCTTGGAAAAGCGCGGTGACATCGAACTGCCAACGCTCAAGGGCAAAGGTATCCGTTTCCGGTCTGTCTCGCCTCTGGCGCAGTCACAGTACGGACGCGAATTGCAGAACTTCACGCAGCACCATCAAATGTGGGCTGGGGCATTCGGGCCACAGGCAGCAGCGGCGCTTTATAATCTGGACGAGTTGCAGCCTTGGTTGCAAAAGCGGATGGCGCTGGATAGCCGGATTTACAAAGACGCAAAGAAGTTAGGGGATGAAATGGCGAAACAAGCACAAGCAGCGCAAGAGCAACAAATGCAACAGCAGCAGCAACAGCTTATGGGACCACCGCAGGCATGAGCGAGTTTATAGAAAAGCGCGCGCGGGCCGCTCAGAAAGCAGAAGGCACGATTGACGCCTTTGCGCGGCCTGCCGACTTAGAAGAAAAAATCAACAGCGTTTGCCGGAGTGTTCTGACCGGACCCGAAGGTGACAAGTTGATGAATTATTTGCAATCGATCACGGTCATGACTGTGATGCCAGCGTCGGCAACGGACGGTGAATTGCGGATGCAAGAAGGAATGCGGCGACTTTATGGCATCATGGATGCGCGTCGCCGTTCGGAACCCAAATCAAATTAAAGGATCACTGCCATGTTCATTAAGAAATACGGTCATATACTAAGAGCGCCAGCAGACGAAGGTGCAGCGAGCGGTGTCCCAGATGATGCAGGCAACGGAGATAGCGGTGGAACTGGACAATCCCCCTCTATGTTCAAAGCTGGCGATGGCGGCGACGGTTCAAATGAGGGTTCGAACCAGACGCCGCCCGCCGGTGAAAATGATCGCCCAGATTGGCTTTTGGAGAAGTTCAAATCGCCAGAAGATCAGGCCAAAGCTTATTCCGAAATGTCGAAGTCGTTCTTGAAGAAGACAGACGATCTGCGCGCAGAAATCAAAGACGAAGCGACACAAGACGCCATGAAGAAATATATGGAAGAACGCGGCGTTCCAGAAGACGTTGCGGGATACGAGCGTCCCGAAGACCTCAACTTCAAAATGACAGACGAAATGGACGCTGGCATTAAGAATTGGGCCAAGGAAAATGCCGTTGGCAAAGAGGGATACGAAAATCTTCTCAATCTTTACAACGAAAACATGCCTGATCCGATTGCAGAAAAAGAAGCACTTGGCGAAAACGCAGATGATCGCATTGGAGAAATGAACCGATGGCTCAACGCCAACACCACAAAGGATGATCACCAGATTGTCGAAGCAATCATGACCACGGCAAAAGGCGTCGAGTTCATGGAGCGTTTCCGTGATAAAATGGGTGACAACAACTTTGCACCTGGAGATGTTCCAACACCAAGCAACGCGCCGAAAACACGCGGCGAAATCCGTGAAATGCAAGCTGACAAGCGGTTCGGTGACGATCCCGATTACACTGCAATGGTGCGCGGCGAATGGGCGCAGTTTGCGAAAAACAATCCTCAATGACGACAGGGGTTTTCCCGTCAACGCTCTGGGACATTGGCACGGTTTGCGAATGTCTCAGGCAAAGCGATGTTGATGAGGTAACGGAGCTGGCGCGCCTCAACGGCAAGTGCATATCAAATTGGTCGTTCAAGGAAGATATGTTTGAAGCTTTTGCGGGCAATGGTGAGTTCTGGACAAGCTGGATCGATGATCACATCGTCGGGATTGGTGGCATGGTTCCTTTGGAGAATAAAACGGGGATTATTTGGTTTCTTGGCACTGATCTTGCAGACAGCCAATGGCGCACAATGACCCGTCACTGCCGAAAAATGAAGAATGGTTGGACGGAAGATGGATGGTCATTATTCAATGTGGTTCCGACAAATCAGCCAAAGCGCCTCGCTTGGCTTCATTACTTAGGGTTTGACATAAAAGCTAAGGAAGTTAATGATCCGTTTAAGGGTTATGTGACGTTTTCGTCACTGCCTTAATAAACGGCCCCTCACGGCTGACTGCGGCCCCGATTGGATTACCCGCCTCCTGTCAATCAAGAGGAACACCCGTAAGAGGATGTTCACTTTTTTTTAGGAGGCCGCACAATGGCACCATCAATCGACACAGCGTTCGTTGAAGAATACAACAGCGACGTTCACATTTCATTCCAGCAGCTAGGCTCACGCCTGATGGGTACGACACGCAAAGGCGCAGTTCGCGGCTCTGTTGTGTATTTCCAAATCTTTGGCTCACTGGCAGCGCAATCCAAGAGCCGCAACGCCCAGCACACATTCATCGATCCGCTGCACACGCGCGTATCGGCCACAATGGTTGACTGGTATATCCCGACACTGATCGACGATCTTGATCTATTGAAGGTCAACACCGACGAGAAAATGGCCCACGTTCGCACTCACGTTGGCGGTCTTGGCAAGAAAGCCGACCAGATTATCATTGCAGCACTGACAGCCGGCGCAAACGCAAGTGATCTGGGCGCGGTTGGCGAAGCTATGGACCTCGCCAAGATGCTTGCGATTGTTGAGACGTTCTCGACAGCGGAAGTTCCTGATGATGGTCAGCGTTTCTGCGCTGTTCACCCGAAGACCTTTGTACAGATGCTCAAGGTTTCCGAGTTTGCAAATGCGGACTTTGTTGGCACAGAGAGCCTTCCATACAAAGGCGGCATGACTGCGAAAATGTGGATGGGCGTGATGTGGCTTGTTGAGCCAAATATCGACATTACCACAAATGTTGCGACAAACCTCGCATGGCACAAGTCTGCGATCGGTCACGGCGTCAACAAAGAAATCAACACCAACTGGGATTGGGAAAACACCTATTCCGCTTGGTCGGCAGTTTCTTGCATGTCTATGGGTGCTGTTGGGATCGAAGACACTGGCATCTACGCTATTTCTACGTTGACCACGGCTTAATCTATCCGCTGCACTTGTGGCAGCGGGTGTGGTGGAAATTTGAGGCCGATTGCTTGTTGGGCGGTCGGCCTCTTTTGCAAAGGAGGCCGCGATGGCGACCCTAAGCGTTTCAGATAGCGACATCAAAGTTACAAATGCAGCGCTATCACTGATCGGCATTCCGCCGATTGTTTCATTTGTGGAAAGCAGTGCAAAGGCAGACGCGGCAAACCGCGCATACGCGGATACGCTCGAAGGCGTTTTATCGATGTATCCTTGGCGATTTGCGCAAGAAAATACCGAACTTGTGCGTGTATTGGATGAACCCCCCTATCCGTGGGAAGGGTTCTACCAATTGCCGACGAAGGCCAAGAACGTGCGCAATGTGTTCGTAGATGGCAACAAAACTAAATTCGACATTTACGGCCGACTTGTTGCGGTGATGGTTCAAGAGACATCGCCAGCAAAAGTCACGGCTGTTTATTCAAGAATGGTAAATCCTTCAGAGTGGCCCGGATACTTCCGCGAGGCTTTCATCATGCGCCTTGCTTCGCGTCTGGCGTTGCCGCTGACAATGGATTTTGACTTATCCAATCAGTACGATCAAAGATCAGCAAATATGCTGCGATTTGCAAAATCAACTGATGCGCAGGGAAGAACACAAAGCAAGCTTGATACGAAAGCGTTTATTCGAGCGCGTCGGACGGGTGGGAGATAATCAGTGGGTCGCCTTAGAACATTCCAGACAAACTTTCGGCGCGGGCGTATTGGTAATGCGGTTCTTGGGCGCATGGATACAAACGCCTATCAGTCCTCGGTGAAGGATGCGCGAAACATGATGGTCTTGAGTGATGGACGTTGTGTGCGCCGCTGGGGAAGTGAGTGGAAGAAAGACCTTACGGAAGAAGCGCGGATTGAAAGCTGGGAATATGCAGCTGGGGAAAAAAGCAGCTTCATTCTGGTTTTCACGGCAGGGGCCGTTGCCATATATGACAGCGGCTTCAATCTCGCCGGAACTTTCAGCGGGGCTGAATGCGCTTGGACTGCCCAGACAAAATGGTTCATGACCATGACAAAGCCGCGCAACCAGTTCATTATTTGTGATGCGTCTTTTCAGCCTGTTGTGATTGAGATCGCTCAAACATTCACACCTCCAGACGTTTACGCAACTTCCTTTGAGATAAATCTGTTCGAGTTCGAAGTCGCGCCAGACCAAACTGAGGTTTATGAGCCTTATGTTGATTTTACTGACGAGATCGAAGTGACCACAACGATCTATACGAGTGCAGGTTTTGCGACCGGATACGGAGTTCATGTCGCAGCAGCAGCAGGAATTCTGGTAAGCAGTTTTGATCTTGCGGCTGGTACGGGAACACTCACAACAGACGTTGATTTTTTCGATGCTGATCATGTCGGAAATCGACTGCGCATCGAAGGCGGGGAAGTCGAAGTGCTGACGTATGTGAGCGCAACAGAAGTCACGGTGAAGGTCTATAAAAACCTGTCATATAATTTGGATGCTGATCCATTCTTGTTTCAAAAGGGATCAAGAATTGTGAAGGTTTTTGCCTTTAGCCATAATTTAATAGCGGGCGATGAAATCTACTTTACTGGCGTTTCAGATGTTGATTTGAGCGGCGTAAGTTACGCGGCGACAAACATCTTGAATGAGGCAGCGGGCATTGCGTCATCAAGCACGGGATCAGCAAATGTTGTTGGAACAGCGGGGGCATACACGGTTAATCGTGTGATCGATGAAGACACGTTTGAGATCAATGCAGGTGGAACAGTTCCAACAAACGAAGAAATTGGCGGCGGTAATTCTGTTGAAATGTTCAAGCTGACAGGGATGCGCAGCGGGATCAAAGAGGCCGCAATGTCTGACGTGCGCGGTTGGCCTCAAGCATGTGGATTGTGGCAGCGTCGCTTGTGGCTTGGCGGAACAGAAAGCCTGCCGGATGCAATGTGGGGTTCTGGCCTTTTCACAATTGAGAATTTCAATATGGGTGACGGATCGCCAACGGACGGTGTTTCTTTGCTGGGGGTTGGTGAGCAAGCGCGGATCAGACATCTTGTCGCGGGTTATGACTTGTCGATCTTCACGGACAGCGCGGAATTCTACATTCCAGGATCGGACAGTGTGGCGATCACACAAGAGACAGCGCGGGCGGTGGCAACAACGCAACATGGTGCGGCATACGCAACTCCGCGCGTATTCGATGGTGCGGCAATGTTTGTAGATGCTTACGGGCATCACGTTCGGGAATTTATTGCGGAAAACAAAGACGCGAACTACCGCGCACCACCTTTGACGGTTGCCACGCAAGATTGGATGGCATTGCCGCGAGACACGGCGATTTATGAAGGCGGCACGATTGAAACCACGCCTTATTTTATGCTGGTGAATAGTGAAGACGGATCAATGCTTGTCATGCACTCGGCCCGTGGCGACGACAGCATGGGGTTTATGCGCTGGGATATGGTCAACGCAAACTTTGTTTCCGTGGCATGTGTTTTCAACCGCGCATTTGCGGTGATTGAACGCGATGGTGATTACAGCGTTGTCCAGTTCGACACGACAGGTCAAGAAATCTACTCCGACGATGCGACAAAGCTTGTCGGTTTGGCGGGTGTGACAGAGCAAACGGATTGGGTTAGCGCGCACCACGCAAGCAGGAATTGTGTACTTCATGATGGGCGTGAAATTTTGCCTTCTGTGACGCCAGACATCAGCGGAAACTTTGTTACGTCAGAGCTTCGCCTTTCCGTTGTTATCGGTGACGAAATTCCTTGGTTGATTGAGGTTTTGCCGCCTGTTTTCAACATGCCGAACGGTCCTGGGGCAGGCAAGATGCAGCGGATTGTGTCAATCGATGTTTATTGGGACAACATTTGGGATGGTGAAGTAGAGGGAAAACCTATTCCGACAGCTATCGATGCTCCAGCAATGGAAATACCAAGCTTAATCAATGAATGGCGCGAATATCGCGTAACAAAATGGGGGCGCAGTCCAACTTTGGTGATCAGCGGCAGTGATCCTGCTCGTGGTGGCATCAAGGCGATGGCGTTAAATATGTATGTGTGATGCTTTTTCAGCTGCAAACGCAGGTCTGCAAATTATGGGCGGCAACATCGAGGCACGCGGTATTAAGGCGGACGCCAACTTCGAGGCGGCGCAGCTGCAACTTGGGGCTTTCATGGTTGCCGCCAGATCGAACGAAGGTGAAACGCAGGTTTTGAAGTCTTACGCAGAACAAGCCGAGGCCAACATGGCAGCGATGGCGGTATCTGGGGCTTCAAATCTAAGCTTTGCGTCCATTGAGGAAGGCAACCAAGCAGACGCTAATGAAAACATTGGCAAGCTGCGGTCGGCTGGGCGCTGGGAAAGTATGCAGATGATGCAGGAAGGCAAGATGATAAAGGTTGCTGGGGTTCACGCTGCCAAAGCTGCAAGGCTCAAGGGTTACATGGCGGCATTCAAAACGCTTTCTGGGGCTGAAAGTGCGTATCAGGAATACAAAACCGGAACCGTCAACAAAGATGGGTCCACCAGCGATGATTTTCTCAGCAGAGGCGGGTCATTCTTGAGAAGCGTCGGGTACAAAGGATAACGGAAAATGCCAGTTCTAAGAAAGCGTGAAAGCGTACAAGTTCAGCAAGGCCCGACAGGTGTTATCAAGAGCCGGCAGAATGTCGCGCTGAACAACGTATGGGCAATGTCTGACCTGATGGCGGAGGAGGCGGCTAAATATGGTCGCCTGATGGGCCAAGAGGCAGAAGACAAAGCAATCGGCTTGGCGCGAAGTGCTGTCTTTTCTCAAGACCAGAACGGCACACCTCAAATGCCTGATGATCCCACAAAGACGTGGGGCCGGATTGCGCAGCGGGTTTATACCGACAACGTAGAAGCGCGGTACGCGGATCGCCTTGCGGTGTCTGTAAAGGCGCATGTTGAAGCGGCGAAGAATGAATTTCCATATGATTTGGAGCAGTTTCAAGCGGCGGTAAACGGGCGTCTTGATGGAATGCAGGGATCGGTTCCTGATCAGTACAGCGGTTTGTTCCAAGACATCGTGGCTGACATGAAGACCACTGCGGGAGCGCAGATCGGGCGATCGCAAGGCGCGATGATGGATCAGCAGCAAAGCGAAACTGCGCTGGGTCAAAATGACAATGTTTCGCAGCAATTGATACAGCTTATTCAGTCCGGTGAAATGGAAGCTGCAAGCGCCGTGCTTGGTGATCAGGTGGCGCACATTAACGCTTATCCGCGCCATATTCTGAGTGACGGACAGAAGAATGCAATGATCAGTGATCTTGTTGTTTCAACAGGAACGCAGCGTTTGATCATGGACCAAAACGTAGCAGCCATGAACCAAGGCCAGCTTGCGGTTCTCATTGCGGATTTGAACACGAATAATCCAGACGTCATGGAATACTTTACCATGCCAAACGATCAGGTTCCGACCGAGCAAATGTTGCGGCAGGCGGCGTCAAAGCTGAATGCTTTCTATGCCACTGCAAACGGCAGAACGAGTGCTGAAAGCACGTTTAACCACATGAAGAAATATGCGACTGGACGCGCAGACGACAACCAAACTTCGAGAAATATCGGAGATATGGTTGTGGCGGATCAGATTGGTTTGGTCGACCCTGAAACGGGTATGCGTCGGGCAATGAATTACACCGACTGGACAACAATGTCGCCAGAGGATTTGGCGCATTCAATACAAACTGTAAAATCAGCGGGCATTTTCCCAACATCGTTGCACGAATTATTCAAGCAAATTGAACATGGCGCGATTAGCGACGAGACATCACTGAATGGCGCTTATGATACATGGATGGCTTTACGTTTGGCGCCCAATCGCGCGGGCGACGTGCGTGACATGACGGTTAATCTTGGCGAAAACACAAAGCGATTGTTCACGCTGGCGTCTGCTTTGGTGGACAACGGCAGCGCGGGCGATACGCCCCTTGAGGAAGCGGCTACCCTTATTAGTTCGTTGGCAGGTCAGGAATGGACTGATCTCGCTTTAGCCCAAGCACTGACAAGGGCGGATACGGCCGACAACTGGTTGTTCAACGGAGAAAGAGTTCAGCCGGAAAACGCACGCAAAGCAATGGAAGCGCGCGTTATGGAAGTTCTAAGTCAGGGAGGCAATGCGTTTGATGGCGTTGATCCTGCGCCTCAAGAAATCAAAGAAGCGCAAATGCTTTATGAGACTTTTCTGCGCTTGGGTGAAAGCGAAGAAGACGTGATCAGCATGATCAATCAATCACTTGAGGGGCGCTGGGCTGAAACTGACGTAATGCTTGGCGTTGCCCGTTCGGCATTCGATCCTGATACGCGGTACGGCGCACCACAGTCAAAATCTGCGATGGAAAGCCTGGAGTGGTTCGGACGCCAAATTGGCGGTGAAGTCGTTGGCGCAGCTGAAGGTTTCCGAACCCTTTATTCAGAGGTTCTTAGTCTTGGTTTTGAGGATCGGGAAACAGATTGGGGCGCAGATTTGCTACAGGCTGAACCTTGGGAATTTGCAGCTGATAAACTGATCCGCGATGAACTTCTGGCAAACGTGGATGCTGAAACATATGAGGAAATGTGGGAGGCAATGGGCTACCGCGAAGGCGAAGGATCGCGCAGCAGCCCGCTTCGTGCTGGTGAGCATTACAAATTAGTGCCGGATAGTTCTGGAACGAGAGACAACCCTGTTTACAGGGTGTTTATGATTGATGGAACAACCAACAGAATGACGGAAGTCACTGGTGGCTGGCGTTTGGATTTACGCCCCGCAATGGATGAAATGGAAGCCAATTTCGCATCCTACCATGAGAACATGGCAAGGTTGAGGGAGAGTGTTTCTGCGAACCCGCCAGCTTCAATTGAAGACTTCCATGAATTAATAAAGCAGTTTGGTCTGGACCCGAATGGATCGCTTTCGGCATATGATTATCAGCGAGAAAGGGCCGGCTACTAATGGATAACCTTCTCAGCATTATTTACAACGCAGAGACTTCGTTCGGGATGGGTCAAGATGGGCGCATCGATCCGCGCGCCTATGACACTTGGAATTTGAAAACCGCCTATCGCGGAAACACGCCGCTCACGCAAATGACGGTGCAGCAAGTGCTGGATCAGCAGCGTCAAAACTTTAGCCTTCCAAGAGCGCAGCAGTTTACAGCGGCGGGGGCGGTGCAAATTGTCTACAAAACGCTGAACGGGCTTGTGCGGAGCGGCAAAGTAGATCCGAACATGATGTTTGATGGTGCTGGGCAAGACCAGATCGCAATGACATTGCTCGAAAGGCGCGGGCTGTCTGATTACCAAGCTGGACGGATCAGTGCGGCTGAATTCGGAACAAACATTGCGAAGGAATGGGCTTCGATGCCTGTTCTGCAATCTGGATATAACGGGCAGGGTAGTCCCGTATGGCGAGGTTCAGCCTATTACGGAGGCGTCTCGACAAACCCAAGTCGGTCCAAAGTCAATCCAATGATGGTCGAGCAGGCAATGGCGGATGCTGACTTTGTGCCAGTGTTTTCCGACTATATCGGTGTGAATGAGTTTGTGCCGACAACAAGCGCGAGGATTGACGCAAATAACCACAGCAATGTGCATCGCGGCATTTCCGTATCTTGGTCTGATCCTGATTATGACATCAAAGCGCGCACCGACGCATGGATGGGAACTGGCAAAGATTACCTTAGTGGAGCTTCGGAACCTGCGGAAATCGATCCGGTATCCCGATATGGGATAACGCGCGGGTCTGGTTCTGCGCCAATCATTCACGGCGGGGCTGCGCAAGCTTTTACTGATGGCGTGATGGATAACGCCAACATCCCGCGATATGTCGGAATGTCTTTTGCAGCAGCAGCATTTGAACGAGAGCAAGGATTTTCCGGCGTTGATCGGGCAATGGTGGGGGGGTACGGCGGCAAGGATTTATCTTGGTTCGCGGCTGCGAAAAACGAAGATCACTTCAAGTATCTTGAAAACGTCTACACAAAAGATGCGCAGCGGCGTCAAAGAATGGGCATCAATGAAAATTGGATGGCCGACTTTGCGGGCGCAATGATCTCGCCAGACACAATTCTAAGCATGGGCGTTCCGGCGGGCATTGGCTATTCCGCATTGAGAAGCGGGGGAAGCGCATTTGTGCGCGGCATGACAAAAGCTGGCGCTGCGTCTGGTGCTTTCGAGGTCGGTGCAGAACTTGCGCGGCACAACGTCAGCCCGTCTGCGACCTTCGAGGAAGGTCTTGTGCGGGTCGGCATGGCGACACTTCTTGGAGGGTTTATTGGTGGCGGCATTGCTGGTGTTGAAGCCCGTGGCATTACACGTCAACTTGATACTCTTGCCGGAGAAGTAAACATTGCACGCGGCACGGTGGGTTCAACCAATTTAAGCGCAGGCGGACGGTCATACACGGTCAAAGCTGATCCGAGTGGTGGGCGCATTTTGGCACAAGGAGAAGCTGTGCCAACAGGACGAGCTGCGGCGGCGGAAGCGCCGATGGTGCGCGTTGTCGGTGGCGAAGTCATTGTGAACGAAGAAGCGATGATCAGAGGTTACAAAGCGCTGACAAAAGCTGGTGATGATACGTTTGAGAACGTCACGGCATTCCGTGAATTCAAAATCCAACAGGCAGCAGAGTTCGACGCACTTTCCAAGAAGATCAATAAAAACGTACAGGGTGAAAACCTTCTCGCCAATAAAGGCGACGACTTCGCGTTCAATGCGGATGCAGCCACAAAGGCAATGAACGAGGGTGAAACTGTTCTTGCTGGGCCGCAAAAGGGCAACGCAAACTTTGGTCGTTTTGACAGCATTCCTATCGACGCCAAGAAGATAAGAAGCGCAGAAGACCTTGAGGAAATTGTCAGGGCTTCAAACGAAATTGCTGGCAAGGCGCGTGATGGCGAGGAGTTTGAAAACCTCTTGCGCGCGAAGCTTTCTGGTATGGGGTACAGGCTGGATGATGTTCTGCCGCAATCGTACAAAAACCAGATTGCGCGGGCAAAGGAAGTGGCTGGCCTAAAGGCTCAAGAGGGTCTTGAGAAGTGGCGCATTGAAAACAACAAAATCTTGCAGAGCAAAAAGCTGGAATTCATCGCCCGCATGACTGACAGCCCCTACAAGCGCATTCACAGAAATGCTTTGTCAGGGGAAGCGCGGGACTTGATCGATCTGCTTATCGCTGACGGGGCCTACGCGCGCGCTACTGATGCGCGGGGCCTCACATTAGGTCCAAGCGTTTACGCACGCAGGCGGCGCTGGAATGGCGTGACACGGCAGGTGCTTGATCACGAGCGGGAACTTTACAACAAATATCTTGGCTATGACGATGTAAAGGTCATTGGCGACGTGGACTTGCGCAACATGGTTGCCCGCAAGAACAGCAAGCGCAAAGACGGAAGCGCAGCAGTCACGCCGCAAGAGTGGCGCAACATTGTTTCCAAGTCGCTGATCACTGGCAAAAAGACTGGCGTTCCAGAAATGGACCAGATGGTGCAGCATTTGCGCAATGCGAATGAAGAATATCTGATGGTGGCCCGCGAGGTCGGCGTAATCGGCAACGCTAAATTGCTCAAGCAACGTCTGCGCAATCTGCGTGAGGGCATTGCCAAAAGTGATGATGCAGTTGCGGAAATGGAAGAAATCAAAAAGGCCATTTCACGCGCCGAAGATGAGCCAAAAGAGGATTACTTCACGCGGGTCTTTCTGCAAAGCCGGATCAAGCAGCATCGCCAAGCCTTCAAAGAGAATGTGGTTAAGCCTTGGATGCGCCAGCAGCCTTGGATGGATGTTTGGAAACCGGGCAAGGATGAAATCACAGAGGAGATTGTTCGCCTTCGCAGTCTGAACGCGCCGAAGTACCGCATCGATGAGTTGCGCAAGCGCAGGGACGCAGCGCCAGATCGCAGCCAATGGGAGCGGGTAAAAGCCGCAACGGATGCAAAATCTGTAGACAAGCGCGCGGATGAAATGATTGCCAAAATCCTTGACGAGGCAGAGCCAGACGAGCTGATGATGATGCGTGAGCCAAACCGTCCTGCGTTTGGCAGAACCCGTCAGTTCGACATACCAAACTCTCATCTTCTTGCAGAAGGACCAAACGGCAATGGCATCGCGGACTTCATCGAAACAGATTACGCAATGGTCCAGAAAGTCTACTCAGAGCGCATGGGTCCAGCGATTGAAATGGCGCGCACATTTGCGCGTCCGGTGGATGGCGTTTCATCGCGGGATGGGTTCGCGGAAGCTTTAATGCGGACCAAGCAAGCTGAACGCATAGCTTGGGATAAGCGTCTGGCACGTCCTGTTGATCAAGATTTTACAGATGAGCATCCAGCGTATCGCGCTGCGTTGGATAAAATGGGCTTGCCGCATGTGGCGGTGCGCCGCATGTCAAAGAATGATCCAAATAACGTCAAAGTATCTGGCGAAACAGGTAAAAAGTTGAACGGGTATTACGACGCATCTCAGCGCACGATGTATATCCATCCCGAAGCGGGGATCGATACCGTTTATCACGAAGCATTTCATGCAATCTGGTCAGAAGCCGGATTGATGAAGCGTCTGTCTTATTTGCGCATCGCGAGTTCGGCAAAGAAGTTCGAAGACTTGCTCAAAATCAAAGGCAGATATGCCAAAGATTGGGAAGCAATGAAAGCTTCCGGCCGCATGATGCCAGCAGAAGAAGAATACATCGCAAAGGTCTTTGGGTACTGGTCACGTCGCGGCGGCAACGACACGATGAGCGAGTTTGTCGAATTCGCAAACAAGCACCTGAAAGATGATCTTGGTGATGATGCGCCACAGATCAATCTAAACAGTTCAGAAATTGACAGGCTGAATGATGCCTTTGTTAAAATGCGCGACAAGGAAGACCTCGACTTTGACCGTCACTGGAACAAAATGGAAAGGGACATCAAGTTTTCTGCTGATCGCGTATTGAACCGCGTGGCTCGCAACCCAGAACGGGGCGACAACCGCGCAGCAGGGATCATGAAGAATTGGGCGATGGCAACATTCCTTGGGTCTTCCGGTCTGAATGCGGTTCAAGAAACTGGCATGTTGGTCATGCGGCACGGGCTAAAGCGGACGTTTCGCACAGCCTTTGGTCAAATGGATGAAGTTACAAAGCAGGCTTTCCGAAATAACGCCGACGAGTTGAAACTGGCGGGCGGCATGATGGACGTTCAGGAAGGCACGGCACTTGCGGCATTTGCAGAAACGGGTCTTGATCCAATTCACATTACGCCTTTTGAACGGACAATGCGGACAATGGGCAGCAAAATGTTTGTATGGTCCGGTCTGTCACCTTTCACAGCAAGGTTGAAAGAGATCGATGCAGCTATTCAGGTTCATGATTTTGTAGAAGCGATTGACGAGGTAGGGGGGGGGACTCTCCGCTCGGACAAAATGGCAAAGCTTGCACGTTTTGGAATTAGTGAAGCAGATGCAAAGCGCATGGCGCGTGAACCGATTGAACAGGTCGAAGGCGGACATTGGCAGGCGAACACACAAGCCTGGGGCGATGAGGAGCTGGTGACAAAGTTTCGCGCAGCCATTGGTCAGGCAAACGAAAACACGATCCTCTTGGCAAGTGCAGCAGACAAGCCAATCATTGTGGATGGCACGATGTTCATTCGAAAGAATGCACTGGTGGATAAATACGCCAAAAAGGCTGACCTTGAGGATGCTGGCGACTTCTGGCGGGTTCACTCTGGTCTTTTGTCTTTGCCGTTCTCATTCTGGAATTACGCACTGGCAGCTACAAACAAGATCATGATTGCTGGCATGGATGAGCCTTCGATGAAGGTTGCCTCTGGCATCGCCTCTATTGTTGGTCTGGCGTATATGAACGCAGCCATGCGATCCGGTGATGAGAAATGGTCGGAAAAGGGTATGGACGAACGCTTGTGGCGGGCCATTGATCAATCTGGGATCATGGGCGTGTTGCCGATGTATGGTGACAAGTTCCAGACAGGTGCGATAGGTTTGACGGGTTCAAATCCATTCCCCTTCGATCCCAAGCACGGCTATATGCCAAGCGGAACAGACGCATTGCTCGACTTTGCTGGCGCTGGTCCACAAGTTGTTGCCAACGCGGTGAAGGGTTCAGCCAATTTACTTCAAGGCAATCCGGCTGGCGCAAACCAAGCGCGCTGGGCAATGCCTGTCATTGGTGGGCATATTTTGTTGAGAGACACGATGGATAAGCTGGTAGACGGTTTAGAGAGAAACATGGCTGGGGTAGACCGGTGAAAATGAAAAGCATAGCATTCGGGCAGCATCCAATCTGCCAGTTGGAAACTAAAAAGGTGGAACGGACATGACTATTATTAACGACGCAGAATTTCCACGGGTCGCAAACTATGCGGTTGGCGTAACGCCTGACGATGGTCCCTTTGATATTCCGTTTCCATTTCAGGATGAGGATGATGTGATTGTCCTGATCGATGATGTTGAGACAACGGCTTACACAATCTTGCAATCTGATCTTTACGGAACGACAGGAAACAACCTGACGCTTGATGTGGCTGTTTCGAATGTTACAGTTTCGGTTGTTTCAAGCACAAATGAATGGCGCACGACGCAAGACCCGATTGATAAAAGTGGTTTAAGTGTCGAGTTGGATCGCGTTTATGCAATCTTCCAAGAAAAGACAGAAGGCAGCGGCAGATCGCCAAAGCTTCCGGTCAGTTCTATAAATCGTGATCTTGTGATTGATGATCCTGTTGTGGACGCGGTTGTGATCGGAACGGCAAGCGGATGGGGAAATGGCCCAACTGTTCCAGACATCAATGCGACAAATGCAGCAGCGGCCCAAGTTGTGATCGACACGGCACAAGTCGCGGCTGACCGCATACAGGTTGCGGCTGATCTTGTGCAGACAAACATTGATCAGCTTGCAGCATCAGGGGATGCGGCGCAAGTTGCAGCGGACCTTGTGCAAACAGATGCAGATCAAACGCAAGTCGCGGCAGATGCAGCACAGGTTGCAGCGGACCTTGTGCAAACCAATCTTGATACGCTTGCCACAGCAGCAGATGCAGCCGCTACGGCGGCGGACCTTGTGCAGACCAACTTAGACCAGATCGCAACGTCTGCTGACGCAGCACAGGTGGCTATCGACAAAGCCGCAGTGGCAGCTGATCTACTTCTCACGGAAGCTGATACGGTTAATACAGCCGCTGACCGTGTGCAGACGGGTGCTGACGTAGTATCTACGGCTGCGAATGTGGTAACTGTTGAGACAGCGCTTACTGATGCTCTCGCGGCGACATCTCTCATTAATGGAGTTATAACACCATTAAATTCTGAAATCTTATGGCCCGCTTCCCTTACGCCTCTACCTACTGGGTGGTACGACACAACAGAACGTCTCCTAGCTGGAACTTCGGCACGGGCGATACTAACAAACAACCCATTGATCTTTTATGTAGAAAATGGCTTCTACCCTGATCTAACTCTAGTTTTCGATGAGGGTAGTTACTTCACTGGCGGCACAGCTACGGACCTTGTGAGTGCTACTACTCACGCCCGTGCATCTACAGCCACTTACACTGATGCCAGTGGTATTTTGCAAACTGCTGCTATCAACGAACCGCGCGTAGGCCACCACCTCTACGACATTGAGCAAGGCGCACAAGTTAACCCGCTTGGGTTTGAGTTGTGGGCTGGGCCGTTAGAGAGAAATGATGGAGGCTGGACGGACAACGGAGACGGTACATATACATCAGACGGTACGGTAGGGTTTATGGGTTTTGATGCGTCTGATCCCCTAGAAAACAACAAGTTCTACAAAGCAGAAATTACTATTGACAGCGTATCTTCGGGAAGTGTCACCTTGCCTTTTGACGGCACAGGTCTGGTATTTGAAAATGGAGTAGGTACTTATTCTTATATTTTTATGGCGAACACTTGGATAATAGGTGTAGCGGAACTCTTTGTGTATTCAGATAGCTTTAATGGTACTGTTTCCAACATCTCCGTCCGTGAAGTAAATCCTTGGGTAAACGAAGG